TAAGAGAGCGCAGCGGGAGCGGGAAAAGCTGCGGAAACATAATGCTGATTGTCACGATGAGTCACGACGTGTCACGCATCTGTCACGACAAGTCACGACAGATAAAGATACAGATACAGAATTAAACCCCACACATAACGCGCGCATGCGCGAGAGTGCTCCAACCGGTGAGTCGAATGGTGCGTCGTTGCAGACAGCCGAACCTGAATACCTGGACGGCCTGAGCGAACCGATCGGGAAATTTTCGATGACCACTGTCTGGCAGCCGTCGCCGGATTTTCGACAACGGGCAGCAGTGTGGGGTATGGCTCTGCCTGAGCC